CATTAAAACTGTCATCAGTAGTAGACGCAGAAATAGTTGAAGCAGTATAGCTTTTATATACAGTTGTTCCGTTGAAAGGTCCGCTTCCGAATCCTGTCCCAACTGCAGAACTTTCATTACCTGTGACAAGGGTGCTAGGAGAAATATCAGTAGGGGTGCTTGTCTTTCCTGTGTAAATATAAAGAGCAGAAGAAGTCCCAACAGCAATATAAGAAAAACCTGCATTATCCCTGAAGGGGAGCATAGTTCTTCCCTTACCTGTTAGTGCAGTAGGAGTTGTCTTTTCCCAACCTCCGATAGGCTTCATCTTGCCGTTCTTCCACCTTACCAAGTTGGCGTCATAGTACCTGCCCTTTGCTTCTCGGACAGATCCGTTGCGATAAACTCCTGGTTGTACTTTAAGTTCTACTAGCATTAACTAATTAGACCTTCCTTATAAACTGTTTTACCTTTTACCTTTAATGCGGTAAGTTGCTTGTTCCTGTTTGTACCGTCTACCTTGTAAGAGACATGAACCCAACCTGAATCTGGGACACCCTTGGTATAGAATTCTAAGAGGACCATATCAAAATCAAGGTGTGAAGCAATCCACCACGCTAAGTCATAATTGTCAATTGCAGGACACTCAATGTCTGCAGCTTCACCTTTAACATGCTGACTCTTATCTGAAGATTTAATTGCACGATTTAAGTCAAGGCAACGATAAGAAGAATTAACAGTTGTTCTACCGTGAGTGTCTCTTACTTTCTGGAGAATGTTGTGTGTCAGTGCACATAGGTTGACAAGAGTTTGTTGATCCTTAACTGAGTTATCTATACCAAGTCTCTCACCTGTTGAACTTTTTGTAAGTTCCTTTAAGGTGAAATTTTTACTTATCTTCATCCAAACAATTCCTTCACATTCTTGAAAGAATTCTCTGGCATTGCATCAACAACTGCATCCAAGGCATGAAGTTGCTCTTCGTTAAAGTTATCTTTTAGTGCCTTTTCTACATGATCTGTAACAAGGTTTTGTGCCTTGCTTACTACAAGGCTTTTAATCGTATTCAACAGCATGACTTCCAGCATTACTTTCCTCCTGTTTAATTGTTGTCTCCTTTAGTTCGTCTGACTTATCACTGCCCCACATATATTGTCCTATTTGGGACAAAACCACTGTTAGTGCTCCTACCATAACTTGAGATAATGATGCACTTTTATCATCTAACCCTTCAACGTGGTAAAGCAGTGAGTAGATCGTTCCTGCATAAATAATTAAGATAAACAAGGCAAGTATTAACCTGCCCCAAAATCTGTAAATTTGAATCTTTCCGTTTGCGCCCACTAGTTATTTCTGTATCTTATAAATTCACGCATCGCTTGAGTGTTTGCCTCAAGTGCAACCTTAACCTGGAGCAAAGCGTCTGAACTTGCCGTTGCAAGATTAAGTATTCTCTGGTCACTATCTTCATCTCTCTTTTGCCAAGCATCTCTCTCCTTTTGTGCGGACTTGGTGAGATAAAGAATAAACCAGAAAGAACAAAGTACAGTGAAAAGACTTACACCATACCTGTCTATAATTCCAAAGACTTGATCAAAAACTCCTGCGTCTGTCATAGGCACTTGTTGTATATGTTGTGTGGGTGCAGTTGGGAAAAATAAAGCATCTGCTGGATTCATTTTTTGTTGCAATTGTAAGTATTAGTAAGATTTGTTTCGACACATTGCCAGTAAGGTCTTTTGTTATTTTTATTTGCGGGGATAGTCCCCCGGAAAGGTTTGGCATCAATCCAAAATCCTTTCTCTGATTCGGTTTCAGTTGCAGCGCAACTAAGGAGCAATAAGCAAAAAGGTATTAACGCTTTCATTCATTTTCTGGTTCTGGTTCTTCCTTTTTCTCTAAATCTACGAGAGCCTGTTTGTATCCTTCTGCTTGGTGTAGTTGCATTTGAAGGTTTGGTATCTGTTGTCTAAGGTCTTGGATTATCTTATCTATTTCTTCTATAGTCATGCGTTTTCAAGTGCTTCAATTCTTGTTATTATCTCTTGCAATGCACCGACTAACAATGGAGTAATTTTCCCATAATCAACACCCTGCGGATCAATTACCTCTCTTTCACCCATTACTGCTTCTTTTGATTCAGTTGCTGGACTTACTTCATATGTTTCAGTTCTCATAGCATCTTTTTCACCTGATACAGCCTGTGGTATTATCTCTGATAATTCATGTGCAATTAATCCGTCAACAGTTTTGCTTGGGTCTTGCTTAAAATTAAATCTTGAAGGTTTGAGAGACTTAATCCTATCAATTGAACCTGTCATCGGAACAATATTTTCTTTCACTCGATAATCTGAAATAGAATTATAAGTGACTGCACTAGTAGTCATTTGAATATATCCTTGTGCCCCACTTGAATTGTGAAAATCTAAAATATTTCTAGTTGCTGTAGTACCAAGTTTATATTTACAGGTTTGTTGATTGTTTTCTTTCCAAAGACCCCACTTCACATAATTATCCGCATCACCATATAATGTTAAAAGAGGATCATTTTCACTTCCTCCTGTATAATTAATTTGTAATGCATTAGTGTCACCTGTTGCCGTACTTGTTCCCATTGCTACTTTGCTACCAACAAGAGCCATTGTAGTTTTCCATGTAGACCCTTCCCTTGTGCCAAAAAACATTGTTGAATCTTCATCACCATCTGATACATCAGTAGAATTTACATAGACTGATCCATAATTTAATTCGTTGTTACCATCATCTCTACCATAAAAATCTATTGAACCAATACGATCATTGTCTGCTGGTGAAGCACTATTTTTACTAAATCTTAAAGTACAACCATTATCATCTGCACTTGTATTTTCTATTTCAACATGAGTTTCCCCTGAATCACTTCCAGTTACATGTAACATATAACTAGGAGTCGCAGTACCAATGCCTATGCGATCATTTCCTGCATCCACAACAAACAAATTAGCTTCACCATTACCCTCAATTCTAAAGTCTACATCTGCACTTGCTTCATTGAAAACAGTTGCACCATCTACTGTCATTCCACCAGTAGTAGTGATTGCTCCAGAGGTGTTAACTATTGTACTTCCTCCTATAGTTCCAGCACCGATAGTCCCACCTGAAACTTTATCACCACTAACTTCATCTGCAGCAAATAGTGCAGGATCAAAATTTGCGACTTGTCTTGCTCTTGTCATGTGTTACTCCGTTGGTTTTGGATTGTTTATCTACTTCTTCTAATGTCATGCTGATTCTAGTGCCGTTACTCTTGCTTCCAGTGCATCGTTCTTAGTTGATAGTTCTTGGATTGCTTTAATAAAATAAGGAGTGAAAAGGTGATAACGGATACCAATAACATTCTTTTCCGCATCAGTCATATTAAAATCACTGGCAAAATCTTGAATGTCATCAACAATCATTCCTGCCTCAAACCCACTTTCAAGTTCTTCTAAATAGGAAGATGTATCTGTATCATATTTTTTGTAATTAAATGTTACTGGTTCAAATTTATTCATTAAAGCAATAGCATCAATATCGATTTTTTTAATATTTCCTTTATGTTCTCTAAGAGATGTTGAAGTCCCCATTCTACCAGATGAATTAATATAACAAGTAGAACCACTACTTGATGTATCCCCATGAAAAGACATATCTACTTCACCACCAGAATAAATTCTATGTCTCATCGTGGCTCCATCCATAATGTTAAAAGTCTCATCTACTGCAAGTTCCCATTTTTCTTGATTATCTTCTAATATTAAAGCACATGATCCAGCACTACTATTACCAATGTGAAGAACTGGGCCAGAAACATTTGATGAACTTGCAAAGTCACTTCCAACAGCTACGTTAGCAATAAAGCAAGTATCAGCAGGGCCAATTCTCAATTTCTTGAATCCTGTGCCCGTATCAACTGCCCCAATTTCTCCATAATCATTTGTGCGGTCATACCCTATAAAAACATGTTTCGTGATATCATCTGTATCCGATACCTGAAGAATTTGACTATATCCATCAGCATCGTCTCTACCACTAACATGGAGTCTTTCTTCATTATTCAATGAAGTAGTTCCGATACCTACATTTTCATTTGCATCAATAGTAACTGCAGTTGCACCTGAAGCATTATCATCTATACCTACTGAGGTAAATTTACCAATAACTCCAGATTTCCCAAAAGGTTCTTTCCCAATTATTCCACTCATGCTAATCTCCTATGTCCAGTCTTGGTCGATGTATGTGCAGTAAACATCTAAATTAGAACTAGTACTGCCAATTATTCTTAGATGCCTAGCATCAGTCCATGAAATTTTATCATTAAATACAAAGGTTTCTTTATTTCCTACATCTTGATCTATTAAAAAATAGTGGATATTTGTTGTATTTGCTCCGTCTGTCTGTGCTAATGTAAAAGTCCTTGCAGTAGCGTCTTCATTTGTAACTATTATAGACACAACTGTATAAATATGGAGT